ATATGTGTCTATGTTGGTATGTTGGTCCTTTTGGGCTTTCTTTTTTTCTTACCCCTTTTTTCACGAAAACGGACCCCGGAACGACCAACAGACCAACAGACCAACATTGGGCCAAAATTCCTTGGGATCCTTTCCAGCGCAAAGGGTTTGAATGTTGGTCGCACCCGCCAACATTCGACTTAGCGACCAACATTCAGGCCAGCGCATCCCTTCCCCAACCACAAAGCCCCCCCAGCAGCCATGACCCAGCCAGCACCCAAGCGCAAGCCAAGGCCATACACCCCAGAAGACCTCCACCTGCTTGCCGAGCTGGCAGGCGAGCTGCCCATGCGGTTGCTGGCTGCCGAATTCAACCGCCTAAGGCCCCCCAGGTCCTGGAATTCCCTACGCTGCAAGGCCTGGTCCATGGGGCTATCGACCAGATCAGAGGGTGAATATATTTCAACCGGTGCAATCAAAAAACTTACAGGACATAGCTTTGAACGCATTAAGTATTGGTTAGATTCAAAACAACTTAAATACGTTCAGTCATATAAGCCTAGCAAAGGTCATCGCTTTGTGTCGCGTGACGAGCTTTGGGCCTTTGCTAAAAAGCATCCTCAACAGTTTGGCGGTATTGGTCATTCAGAGCTAACGCAATTGTTTGATTCTGAAGTACGCGCTTCCAAAATTGTTGCCATGGGCTTACCACGATTAAAGCAAACTGTTGAAGTCGAATGTATTGAAACAGGCCAACGCTATAAATCAATAAAAGAAGCGTCTGTTGCTGCATTCGTCAATAGTTCTGGTATTTCAGCTTCAATTAACAATGGCTGGGCCGCCAATGGTTTGCACTACCGGCGCGTGGTTGAACCGGTAAGGCAGGATTTGAGGTAGGGTTGGGGGCATGGCAAACCCACAGACCAAGATCCTGGCCCTTGACCTAGGCAGCCAAACCGGCTGGGCACTGCAAAGCCACAATGGCATCATCACTAGCGGCACTCAGTCATTTAAGCCCCAACGGTTCGAGGGTGGAGGGATGCGATTTCTACGGTTTCAACGGTGGCTAGAAGAAATCAAAGGAGCCAATCAATCTATTGGTGAAATAATTTTTGAAGAGGTTAGAAGCCATAAAGGTGTCGATGCTAGTCATATTTATGGTGGATGGTTGGCAATACTTGGTTCATGGTGTGAAGCCAATCAAATACCTTTCAAGGGTGTGCCTGTAGCAACAATTAAGAAATTTGCCACCGGCAATGGCAACGCAAACAAGCCCGCCATGATCAAGGCAATGGTTGCCCGTGGCTATAGCCCGGCAGACGACAACGAGGCCGACGCGTTGGCGCTGCTGCACTGGGCTATGGAAGCAGGGGGATAAATGGGTACCAACGAATTCATCAGAGTCAAGGTCGAAGGCATTGGCCAGCTAGAAAAGATGCGGGCCTTCCTTGATCCTAAATTGTTTCAAAAGGCAACACGGGCAGGGATCTTGGCTGCTGCCACGTCTGCCAATAAGCAGGCGGGTAAAAGCATTAGCCAAAGATATAACATTGGCTCAAGACGTATCAAGCAAGATGTAACACTCTTTACTCGTTTGGCTAGCAGGGGAGAAGCAACCCTCACATTTGCATCCAGAGCACCAACTCTTAGCCAGTTCGGGTTTAGGCCCGGCACTCGCGCCACAGGACTCCCGGGTCTAGGCCGGGGACGTGGTTGGGGGAAGGCAACAAAACGGGGCAGGCCAGGGCGAGCCAGTATCCTGCGCGGGCAGCGCCAGGACTACCCAACCACCTTTCTGGCCATGGGCAAAGGCGGCGTCATGTTGCCGTTCAGGGTCGGGAACAAGCGCAAGCCTGACGGCAAACGGCGGTTGCAGGTGGTCTACGGCCCATCGGTCGCACGCATGTTCGACAAGGGCGAGCACAGCAAATTGATTCAGACCGAGATCAACATTGAGATCAACAGGAGCTTCATAGCGGGCTACAAGCGTGCCCTGGACTCCGCAGCCAGGGGCTATGGGGGGCGATGATGCGCGGCCTAGTCATAGCAAGGGATCTCAGCGAATCTCAGTCATGCCAAGGGCTTTCGGGATATTGCCCCAAATCCCAGTCATACCAAGGGATCTGCTGAGAACCCAGTCATAGCAAGGGGTTTCGGTTTGGGTCCTCCCGAGCGACACATACCGAGGGAGCCACGAAGCCGCGATTTATCTGTTGATAACGCTTCTCAATAAAGGTACAACCCTTGCTAGGGCCAGGCTGTAACCGGTGTAATCGCTTGGCATCACAAGGTTGTAACCTATTTTGTACGCAGCTGGTTACAATATGTCCATGGGTACAAATCCGATGCCGGTGACGCGGGCAGAGTGAACCTCCAGCAGTACGCCGATCACCGCAAGGCCCTGGGCCTCCGAGGGGCCACCCATGTATCAGTGCTCAGGGCGATTAAGAATGGTCGGCTGCAATCTCCAGCGGTTGAGCGTCAAGGAAAGGGCTGGGAGATTGACCCGGTTCTTGCTGATGAGCAGTGGGCACGGGCCACCGACCCGGCGCCCCGTGGGACCAATGCCGGCCAAGATCAGGGGCCCAGACCGAAGACTGCCACCCCAGAAGACCAGGTGCCCACGGCCAAGCGGGCTCAGCAGCCTGCAAAGGCCCGGCCATCGCCTAAGCCAAAAACGGAAACACTGCCGGACCCCGCCGATCCAATCGACGGACTGGACGACGATCCAGACACAGAGAAAGCGGATTTCAACAAGGAGAGGGCGTTGCACGAGCGCGAAAAGCGCTTGATTGCTCGAATGGATCGAATGGAAAAAGCAAAAGAGCTAGCCTATAGAGCAGATATGGAAATAGCCTATAACGCTGTCTTGCTCCAATTAACCACCTTAGCAAGCTCCGCCCATAAGCGAATCAAGGCAATGATCCCCCACCTTACCCACCAAGAGCTAAGCGAAATTGAAAGGATTATATCCGAGATTTTCGAGTCTGTATCTTCTAATGAGTTTGAAGAACTACCAGAATGATTGATCGCAATATCCGAAAGATGGCCAAACGGCTTGCCGCCATGGTAAAGCCTAAACCGTTTATGACGATGCTGGAATATAGCAACACTTATTATTATGTTACAAGCGCAACTGATGGCCGGCAAAAATGGCGAACTAGGCCATATCAAGAGGATTGGTTTCTGGCGCCAACTGACCCAGAGGTTGAGTGCATGGTTTGCCAGAAGCCGTCGCGGGTTGGCTGGTCGGAGTACGTGAAAGCAGTAATTGTGTTTTTCTCGGACTGGCGCCGATCTAAGATAATGTTGGTACAGCCTACAGACTCTGAAGTACAGAAATACAGCACTGAAGATATAGATTCAATGTTTGATGATAACCATGGAATCCCCAGACTAAAAGGACAATTAAATAATAAAAAAACAAAAGGAGCGTTAAAAAATAGCTACGATTTTAAGCAGCTCGTTAATGGTGCGTTGATCCACTTGGTAAGCGCTGCAACGCCCCGTTCTGGTCGTCGGGTGGAGCGGAGCCCAATTCTGTTTGAAGAACCAGCCACCTACGACAGCCCCGAAGGTGACACCATTGGAAACTTGTTTCAGCGGGCCGGTAACATCTGGGACCCGTTCTTTACGATTGGTGGCACGCCGATATACCCTAACGATTACATGGAGCAAGCCTTTAAAAAAGGCGATCAACAATATAGATATTATCCATGCCCGCACTGTAACCATTACCAACAACTGCGCTGGGAAAATTTTATAAAGGAAGGCCCTGATGAGGGGCGGATTCGCTGCGAGCATTGCGAAACCCCAATCGACTACAGCAACCTGTATTCAATGGACAAGGCCGCTGGCTGGGCCTGCCCGCTGGGACTGGATCGCAGCAAGCAGGTCTTGCGCAACGGTGTGCCGATCTGGCGATCACAGCAGGTGGGCCCTGGTATGAGCTACCACCGGGCGGCCATGTGGCCCGAGCTGGTGGCCAGGCATCGGGTAGCGCTGGAGCAAATGAAAATGGGGAACGTGGCGCCTATGCAAACATTTCACAACACAGATTTAGGGGTGCCATGGGCTGATGAAATCACCAGCAAACTTACCGGTGATGGCCTAGCCGAGCGTCGAAAAAATGTAGGCTTTGGTAATGGCTATCCATGGGACAGCGAGGAGTGGGACATTCCGACCGGGGTGTTACTGCTGACCGATGGTGTCGATGTGCAGGGCGGCGGCGGCACCGTGGGCGAGCGGCTGGTCTACACCCTCTGGGGCTGGGGGGCTGGTGAGGAGGGCTGGCACATTGCGCACTTTGAGATTGAGGGGGACCCCCAACAGCCGGAGGTGTGGGAGCAGCTGGACATCATCAGCACGAGAGCCTGGGCCCGCCAGGACGGGGGGACCATGAAGGCCAACTTGGGGGGTGTTGATCATGGCGGCTTGTGCAGCAAGCAGGTCGAAGACTTCTGCCGCGCCCGTCCCGATCGGTGGGTGGCCATGAAAGGATCGGGCACCAAAGGATTGCCGATCATCCAGAAGGGCAAGCCGACGGAGGTCAACCGCAAAAATCAATCAGTCACCCGCCGCGGCGGATTGCTCTATACCACTGGTTACGACGCGAGCGTCAACATGCTCAAGGCAATGCTTCGGGTTGAGCAGCCGGGGCCTCGATACCTGCATTTTGGGCAGGCTTCTACAGATGAGTTCCTGCGGGAGCTGTTTCCCTGGAAGTACGTCCCGAAGACCCGGGCCCGCACCGAATACCACTGGATCAAGCCCCCAGGGTGCAACGACGAAGGCGGCGACTGCACGCGGATGGCCTATGCCGCGATGTTGCTGGTGTCCCGCCGCTATGCCAAAGGAACCATGTGGGCCCAGCTCGCCCGCACCCTGGGCACCCAGGCGCCGGGGACGGGAGGGGGAGGGGTGCCGCTGCCCCCCCCAGCCCGAGACCCCCAGCGGTCGGGCTGGCTGAAGGGCTCTAATGCAGGCGGTTCCGACCGGCGCAAAGGCTGGCTAAAGAGGTAAGATGGGGCCATGGCCTATACCTCTGAGGATGTCGCTGCGGACCTTGCTGAGCTGCGCAGCAAGATCAATCAGGGCGTCCTAAAAGCTCGATTCAGCGACGGCCGGGAGATCACCTATCGAAGCCTGGATGAAATGCGCCGGATCGAACAATCCATGGCCGCAGAGGCGGAGCCGACTACCTCGCGTCGGGTTCGCCGCACCTACTTCAGCGTGTCTCGGCCAACCTGATGGGCAAGGGTAAGAGCAAGGGCAAAGGCAAGCGGCTCCGAGATGACCGGGAACTTGCCCGCCGCACCATGGCCCGGTTTGAGGCCGCAGAGGACACCCGGCGAACCTCTGGCTGGTGGACAAACAACAGCGGTCCAAACAGCGATCTGCGACAGGCGTACTACTGGCTGGTAAAGCGGCACCAGGATCTTGCCGATAACGATGCCTACGCCTCCAGAGCGATTGGCGTGATTATAAATAATTGGATTGGCGATGGGATTATGAGCACTCCTACGGGTGCGACTAACAAATATAAATCAAGCTGGAAAACCTGGGCAGAATCACGACATAGCGATTTTTACGGCACCCATGATTGGTACGGCAATCAATCCGTTGGGGCCAGAACTACAGCGGTGCGCGGCGCCGTACTGGTGCGGAAGCGGATATATCCTGAACTATTTGAGCGTCACGGAATAGTGCCGTTACAAGTGCAGATGCTTGAGCCTGATTGGTTAGATTTTAATAAAGACAATTCTCAAGACATATTATTTGGCCAGCAGTTTGATAGCGCAGGCCGTTTGATGGGTTACTGGATTAGAGACAGCCACCCTGGCGAAACGTCGCTAGGTATTGGCGTCAGGGTGCAAAGCACTTTTGTACCGAAAGAGGAAATAAGTTTACATTTTGATTGCAGGCGAGCTGGCCAGAGAATGGGGCTCCCGTTTGGCACGGCAGCGATTTTGACCCTGCGGGATATGGGTGACATCAGGGCGGCCCAGCAGATGAAAGATAAAATTTCAGCTTGCTTTTTTGGCGTTACTTACGACTCAGATACGCAGGCGGCCACGGATCCCGAAAAAGACGGGCTGGAGTTTGACACGATCGAGCCTGGCGCAGTTGAGCACATGCCCCCAGGTAGAAACTTTCAGGCATTCACCCCGCCAAGTTCTGGTGATTTTGTTAGCACCCATCGTGAGTACGCTCACGCCGTAGCAGCAGCTTACGAGATTACTTACGAATCAATGACGGGTGATTTGTCAAACGTCAATTATTCGAGCTTTAGGGGCGGATGGCTTG